CTTTGCGCCAAGACCTGACCTAAATGCGTCTCGCGTGTGTTTACCGGGTGCTAAATAGTCGTATCGTGCGGTTTTTCGTTCCATGTCCGTCCACCCCGCATAGAAAAAATTCGCCGCCCGATAAACAAACCCCATATGGTCTCGCGTCGTGTCGGCATACGAAACGATTATCCGGGGCGGCAGCATCTTAATCGCCCGCGCCAAAAACCAACTCTCCGTATTTCGCGGCAATTCATCATCAGTCCAAAGGCGGTTCAATTCGATAACCAAGTCTGGATCGGTCGGGCAGGCCCCCATTTGTAAATGACGGGATGCGGGGGTGCCGAAAGTCACAACGCCCGCGATGTCCGGGGCAAAAAGACCGAACGCAAACGAAATGTTAGCGCGCCTGTGCAAATAATGGTTTTTTACCACCATCGATTGCGCCATATGTTTTTCAATCGGCTCAACAAACATAGTCGGTATCTGTGATCAGTTTGTACATGGCGTCCCGTAACATCTGCGTAACAGGGCAGCCGCCGCCCGTTCCGTAACAGGCGGCGGCCTCCCCCTACTTCAGCTGCTTGGGCTGCTTGCCCGCGAGCAGATCATCAAGGCTGCCGCCAGCGAAGAACGCCTGCGCAGCCTCCCGGGTGACCCACGCCACAATCGGGAACGTCGGCTTCCAGTTGGTGTGGTCGTTGGCGGTGAAGCTCTCCGAGGAGAACTTGATCACCGGCACCGACGGCTGCCCCCGCTTCACCTGAGCGGAGACCTCAGTCAGCACACGCTCGATGGAGTTGCGAGCGCCGGCGGCGTTGGACGAGAACTTGTAGTTCCCGGCGCTGCCGTCGAGCGCAATGCAGCCAAAACCGCGCACCGGCTTCCATCCGTCGCCCTCCCTGTAGGGCCCGTGGTCGTCGAGCCGCTCGGCAGAGATCGCGGCCGCCTTGTTCAGGTACGGCCACTCCTCGCGGCCAACTACCTTGCCGCCCTTCCAGCAGATCCACCCCTTGGTCGCCGAGATCGGCTCCAGCAGGAACAGGGCCTCGGGGTCGATAGGGTCTCGATCCTTGCCGACACGGTACTGGTTCATCTTCCCCGAGAAGTCGATGAACGTGATGCCGCCGCTTCGAGCGTAGCCCTCCTCTTCTTGGCTGGCGTCGATGGCAGCGGCCATGGCCTCCTCGTCAAACGCGGGGAGGTTGGCGGATTTAATGAAGGCAGTAAGTGCGTTAGTCATATCGGTCACCTCAGTTGACACGTTTCACAGATAGGCGCTCCACGGGAGCACCCGGTTTCTCGAACGGGGTCAGATCGATCCCCGCCGCCGCGACAGCCTTACGATCAAGGCTGGCACGTCCCTTGGTCAGCGACATCGAGACCTCGATGTTGCCGACAATCATGTGCCCTGCGGTCTGCAGGACTGATTTCATATCCTCCTTCAGGCTGTCCTTCTCCGCCTTGATGGCGGCCTCGGTGTCCTGAAGATCGGCGTAGCGCAGCACGGCGGCGTCGAACCCGGCGGGGCGCGCTTGAGGGCGCGGCGTCCTGCTGTCCTCCGCCGCGACGCCGCACAAGGCGGTGAAGGGGCAGTATTTACACTCGCCGGTGCGCTTGCCCTCGCGGTCGAGGACGGTATCCGTCACCGCCGAGAACACCCGCTTGGCCTTTTTGGCGTAGACATCGAGGATGCGGTCGTCGGCGTCGATGACGAACTCGAACATGCGGTTGAAGTTCGAGGCGTCGACATACAGCAGGTAGCCCCGGGTCAGACGGTATCCCCGCTGCTGGTTCAGCAGGGCCATCGCGATGCGTATCTGGGTAATGTGCGCCGGCTTCGGCAGACGCCCGGTGTTAGTACGAGGGTCGATTGACTTGACTTCGAGGCCCAACCAATCCCCGTCGCCAAAGCGTATGACCCCGTCGGGTGTCGCCGATAGCCGGCGCTCCTCGTCCTGCAGGCTGACCTGATCAGCGCCCACAAGGTCGAGGTACACATCGTTCAGAAAAGACAGGCTGTCGATGATGTAACGCTCGACAGCATGGCCGCGCCGGGCGAACCCCCAGTCCTGCGCGGCCGCCTCTCCCGGACGGTGCTTTGAATACCATATGCTGCGGATGCAGGCGTCAGCCTCCGAGCTGTTCAGATAGGTTGTGCGGTCGAAGCCCCAGTCCTTCCGGGCTTCATTGATCTCGGCACCGCGCAGCACTGCATCGCGCACGCTCATCTTATCTCTCCTTCGCTTCGCACCAGACGCCGCCGCATTCTTGGTACTCGACGGCGTCCAGCCTTAGTTGGTACTCCCATGTCAGCAGGAGCGAAAACACGATCAGAAATCCGAAGACGGCTGCTTTAAACATGTTCCACCTCCATCGCTGCGGCGTGGGCACGGCGCTTCGCAGAGGCGATGCGGGCCACGGCCTGAGACAGCTTGTCGTCCGACTGCAGGATGTCGACGTGGACATGCTGCGTCTGCCCGATGCGGTGCAGGCGGGCGTAGAACTGGTCCATGATCGCCGGGCTCCAGTCCTCCTCGACGACGATGATGCGGTTGCCGCCGTGCTGCAGGTTCAGGCTGACGCCCATGGCTGCGATCTGGCCGACCAGCACGTCCAGCTCGCCGGAGTTAAAAGCGCGCTGCAGCTCGTCCTTACGGGCGCTGCTGGTGCGGCCGTCGAGGGCGGCGACCCGCAGGTCCGACAGCTCGGAGACCAGAGCGTCGATGACGCCGGTGTGCCAAGCTCCGACGAGGATGGCACCGGCACCGCTGGCCACGCGGTCGCGGATCTCGGCTGCGGCTTCGCGCACCTTGGCCTCGCCAATCTTCCGGCGGGCGGTGGCAATGTGCTCGTCGTTCGCCGCGACGGCCTGATCGATCTGGGCCTGCGTCTTGAAGCCGGCGAGGATATCGCGCAGCTCGTCGTCCATCGACAGGCCGATGTCGAGGCGGTTGACCGTGAGCGGAGGCATCGCAGCCCAGACCTCGGCCAGCTCGCGGCGAACGGCGAGGCCGCCGTCGAACAGCCAGCCGTTCAACTCATCGGTGTTGCGGCTGCCGACCGTCATCTTGGTGGGGTACCGCGCGCCGGGAAACTGGCGCTTCTGCACAATGGTGTAGCGCAGGTTGAAGCGGTCGATATGCGTGCCGCCGCAGCGACGGCGCAGGCCGTCCAGATCAGCCCGGCACAGGAACGGGTACAGGTCGTCGTTCCAGCGGGTGATCGGCGTGCCGGTCAGGAACCAGCAATGCTGCACGCTGCTGGCGAGGCCGCCGCTGCCGAGGATGGCCTTGGTCCGCTTGGCCTTGACCGACTTGCAGGCGTGCGCCTCGTCGAGGATCAGGGCGCGGGCCTTGAGCTGAGACAGCTCGGCGGCGCGCTTGGTCGCGATCTCGTAAGACATGACAAAAGCCGAGGCGGAGCCGTCGAGCTTGGTCTTGCCGGCCTTGACGAGCTGCGCCTTGTCGCCGGGGAAGAAGGCCTCGAACTCCGAGGCCCACATCCGCAGGCTGATCGGCGGGCCGACGATGATGACCTGATCGGTCACCAGCTCGCGCGCCAGCCGGAAGGCCTCGAGGGCGGTCAGCGTCTTGCCGCTGCCCATGCCGGAGAAGTTGCCGGCGAAGGCCTTGGAGGCGAGGAACTTGGCGTCCTCGATCTGGTGTGGGAGTAGCTGCTTCGTTGTCATGTCATCACCTCGTGTCACGTCGTGTCAGGTTTATACGTCAGGGCCTTCGGCAGTGTCAAGCGGAGCGTACTCGGCGAGCAGCTCCATCGCCTTGCACGGGTAGACGCCGTGCTCGAGCAGGGAGTCGTAGGCCTGCCGCCGGGTGATGTGCCCGGCGGCGATGTTGTACTTCAGCAGGTTGGGGTAGAGGAGTTCCATTATTCCCAGCCCTCCTCGACCATGCGCGCGGCGCATTCGATGTAGTCGGCGATCAGGCCGTCGATGTCGTCACGGCACAGGTCGGGGTCGATGATGCAGTCGCAGAACGCCCTGACCTCGGTCTCGGCGTCCGTGTGGTTGAGGCGGCCGCCGGCGAGGGCGATGGCGTCGCGGATGGTGCGAACCACCGGCGCGTGGAAGTGACCGCGCGGCATTTCGTGGATCGTGCGGGCCAGCTTAGAGATGGTGATCATCAGATCGATGTCGTCGTTCTGCGCGGCGGCGGGTCGGTCGAAGGTGTTGGTATAGTAGGTCATGTCAGGTCTCCTTGGGTTGGTGTCCCCATGATATGGGGCGTCAGGCGCTGATGTCAATAGAGGCTGCGCGCCTTTTGTGTGGCGACCGCGATGTGGACGCCGAGGTATCGCCAGCGCGGGTCACTGGCGGGCTTTTTGCGGAAGAGGCTCAGAAGTTTACGGATCATGGTCGGGTCTCCTCGGTGGATGCCGGGGGCCGAAGCCCCGGCTGGTTAAAACTAGGCGGCTGTAGAAGTTTCGCTGGTCGCCTTTGCTTCGTTCAGGTAGCGGTGCCGCTCACCCTTAATGTCGAACCAGCCGTCGCCGTCCATCGCCCTGTCAATGTAGCCGACGATCTGGCCGTTGACGCGGACGCCGTAGCCCCCCTCGTATTCGCGGCTAAAAGTGATTTTTGTCTGGGTCATGTTTTGGCTTCCTTTCTCAGTTGGGGTGCCGGGGCCGAAGCCCCCGGCGTGTTAAAGGGCTTCGAAGCCGTCAAGCGTTCCGCCCTGAAATTCAGCGCAGATGTGGCCGTACTTTTTCTCGAGGCGGGAGACCAGCTCGTCCGTCCAGAGCCGACCCGGAATCACCGCGATCTCGGCTCCCTCGAGCGTGGTGATATAAACGCTGTCCGCCGTCGCGCCCGTTGATTCATCAACGTATTGACTGTTCATGTCCGTGTCTCCTTGGTTGGTTGGTGCCCCCAGTATATGCGGGTTCCGATCAGGATTGCAAGTACCTCACAAAAATTTTTTGGTGGGTTGTCATTTACTGACGACACCCCATATACTGGGGGCACCAACCAAGGAGACCGACCATGCTTTACAGTTCCGACTTCCGCCAGAAGGTCCGCCGCATGAGCGCCGACGAGCGCACCCACGCCCTAAAGGACGTGAAGGCGGCGATGGCGCTGCGTGACACGAACAGCGCCTACTACGCCAAGCTGTTGGCGGAGTACGACTGCCTCGTCGACGAGATGGCGCAGGAATGCGTCCGCGAGTACCGCAGGCGGTACGGTCAGTAGGCCGAGCAGATGCCGCTGAAGATGTCGTGCCCCTTGCACTCGGAGCATATCCACTGGTTCTTGGGGCGCGGCGTCTTCTTCCGGCAGCGGAGGCAGGGCTTGATCCACGTCCCCTTGCTGCGGTGGGGCGACTTGCGCTCCACGACCCTGACCTCTTTCCCTCGCAGGCACTTGTCCGCCATGCCACCTCCGGTGTACACATAAATTTAGCCCGGCACGAGGCCGGGCTAGATTTCCATGAGCGGCGGTCCCAACACCGCCGACTATCGCGAGGCAACCCAAGGAGACCAACATGCCCCCGACCCATGATTTATACGACAATCAGTCGCCGCTAATCAAGGCGGCGCTTGACGTTGCGGCCGCCGGCCTGCCTGTTTTTCCAACGTGCGACAAGGTGCCGGCGTGGTCGAACGCCGAGCTGGGCGTTGGCCCCGGACAAGGCGGCTACAAGGTGGCTACGACCGACCCGGATCGGGTGGTCGAGCTATTCTCGCACCCCCGGGCGAAGGAGATCGCCGTGCCGATGGGCGCGATGTCCGGCCTGCTGTGCATCGATGTCGACTTGCACAAGGGCCCGCAGGTGCAGCAGTGGTTCGAGGATAACCAGAGCTGGTTGCGGGAGACGCGGTCGCACTCGACGCGGTCGAAGGGCCTGCACTTCGTGTTCCGGCACGCCGACGGGATACGCTTCCCGGCGCAGCTCGCCGAGGGCGTTGACGTTAAGGCCGGCGGCGCAGGCTACATCTGCTGGCCCGGCACGCCGGGCTACGAGGTGTTCGGCGACGTGCCGGTGTCCAAGTTCCCGCTCGACGTGCTGCGCGCCATCATGGTGAAGAAGGGCGGCAGCGGCGAGCTGACGGCTACATCGTGGAACGAGGCGACCGACGACGAGCTGGTTGAGCGCATCCGCACAGCCGAGGATTTGTACCCGGCGCTCCGCACCCTGTCGATGCGGCTGCCGGAGCGGCGCAGGGACGGCAGGCTGCTGTCCCGAGAGGAGCAGGTCGCCGTGCTCAACGCGCTGATGGACGCGTCGGAGGCTGCAGATGAGGCGCACCCCCGGCACTATGACTGGCTCGACCGTCGCAGCAAGGTCGAGGCGCTGGTCGACAGCGCAGCGGCGAAGCAATCGGCCGATCTGGACGACGACGTGATCGAGGCCCTGCTGGCGGAGAAGCCGCTGATGGAGGTGCCGACGGCGCGCCCTATCGGGCCGCAGCGCGAGACGACGGCAGCCGACATCGAGGCTCGCGTTGCGGCTGACAGCGGTGAGATCGAGACCATCACGGTCGAGGGCCTGCACCTTGAGAAGCTGCCGGCAATCGACTGGCTGATCGAGGGTATGGTCCCGGCCGGCGGCCTGACTTCGCTGGGCGGCACGTCGAACGTCGGCAAGACGCGGTGGCTGGCGGCGCTGGCTGTCACACTGGCCGCCGGCTGCACCGAGAAGATGGGTTTGCCGCGCGCTGCGACACCTGAGCCGACGCTGTGGATCGCGAACGAGGAGCACGTCTCCGATATCAAGCGCAGGCTCAAGGCAGCAGCCGTCGACATGGGGCTGACGCACAGCCTCGGCGTTTCGGTGCGCGGCAAGACCGAAGGCATGATGCGGTTGATTGCGCTGAACGAGGTGGGCACGCCTGAGATAGATGAGGACAACGTGGCCAAGATCGTCGGCTGGGTCCGCAGCACCGGCGCTCGGCTGGTGATCCTCGACCCGTACATCACACTGTCCGACGCGATGGACGAGAACAGCGCAAACAGTGCTGCGATGCTGACCAAGGCATTCCTGCTGATCACGTCGATGACAGGCGCTGCCGTCATGCACGCCCACCACACGCCGAAGGATCGGTCGAAGGACGCCGACTGGTACAGGGCGGACAGCAGCGCGTGGCGTGGATCCGGTGCGATCTACAGCGCGCTGGACTGCGGCTTCACGCTTGCCAACTGGATGCCAGCCGGCGGCAACGACCGCAAGGAGTGGCGCAGGAACACGCTGGACCAGAACCTCGGCAGGTGGATCGTGCTCGACACCGGCAAGATACGCGAGGGCAGCCCGCTGCAGCCCATCGTGTACGAGCTGCAAGGCTGCGAGCTGCCGGAGGGGTTCGAGATCGGCGTCTGCCATCTAAGCAGCAAGGAGGATGCGCTGAACTCGATGTCGGTGTCCGGCGGTGACGCCGTTCTGGCGCTGCATCTGGCGGAGCAGATCATCGGCATCTGCGGCTACGGCGACCACGCGGCCTCCGATGTGCACGACAGCATGAGGGACGACGACGGGTGGCCGAGCAGCGCAGACAGGATGCCGTCTGGCCTGATGGAGAAGCTGTACGACATGTTCCAACAGCCGGTTAACACCAGCGTCGGGACTGTCGAGCTGGTGTTCGACGAGCACAAGCGGACGACGGGGAGGTGGACGTTCAAATGCCGACAGGTCTGACACGCCAGCTTGCACGTTAGTGCATGATGCAAGTTGAGCACTTGCACGTTAGTTAAACGGAGGTAAGACATTGATATTGCTGAGAAAAAACTTGCATGCGAGCTTGCACGTGCAAGTTGGGCATGCAAGTGCGTGCAAGCTGGCTTATGTCGTTGATATTGCTGCGAAAAACTTGCTTGCATGCTTGCACGCCCCTATAGGGGCTATGCTATTGGCATGCAAGCCCCATAGGAGGCTTGCTGATGCCCAACCGAAATAAGCAAAGAGGGTACGAACTGGAGCGGGAAACGGTGCTGTTCTGGGAGGATGCCGGTGCTGAGGTCCGGCGAGTATTCGGGAGCGGCGCGTTCAAAGCGGCCGGCGAGGATTTGGAGGGCGACATCAAGCTGGGGCCTTACACGGTCGAGGCCAAACGGAAGAAGAGCGGCTACAAGTTCCTGTACGATGCGCTGGATCAGGATTCCGCTGACCTGCTGGTCGTCAGGCAAGACAGGTCGAGGCGGCTTTACTTGTTGGAGGAGAAGACGCTGCTCGACTTGATGCGCCGCGCTGGGCTATTATCTGAAACCTAAACTA